CAGCATCTAATACTATAGATATACCTAAAGTTTTCTTGCCATGTTTAGTAGCAGGTCTTGCTTATCAATTAGCTATGAAAAATCCAGAGGCTTCTCAAAGAATACCTTTTTTAAAGCAACAATACGAAGAACAATGGAAGCTTGCATCTGAAGAAAATAGAGTCAAAGCAGCTGTAAGATTCGTACCGGGAGGGTACTAAGATGCCATATGCTAGAGGTAAACATGCATATGGTATATGTGATAGGACTGGATTTAGATATCCCTTAAAAGATCTTGTGCCTGAAATAGTAAACCAGCGGCCCACTGGATTCTTAGTTGGTAAAGACGCTGTAGACCCTGATCAACCACAGTT